AAAAAGAACAAAAGTATTTTGAAACCATCAATAAAATAAACAAGGGGGAGTATGTTATGGGAAGTGATAGTAGCGTGGAAAGTAATGATATTGAAATGTCAGTAAAGAATCAAAGTGAAGAATTATAATGTTAGTATAATATAAGTATGCCTCCTAAAAAAGATGTCGTCAATGCAAATGGAATGGTGGACTTTTATAAATCTATGCCAAAGAAGTTTCTATTACATTCTCACAACCCTAATATCAAAGAACACAAATTGAACTTACCGTTTAGAATGCTTATCATTGGAGGAAGCGGCGCTGGAAAAACGCAAACGCTGATGAATTTAATCCGCATCATGAATGGGACATTCAACAACATTCATATCATTACCAAAAACAAAGATGAACCGCTTTACAATTACCTTGAAAGCAAAGTGGATAATGGTTTGACCATCACAGAAGGCATAGATTCTGCTCCTAATTTAGATGAGTTTGATAAAAAAGAACAAACTTTGATAGTTATGGACGATTTGGTCTTGGAAAAAAATCAAAAACAATTAGAACAATATTTCATACGAGCAAGAAAACTAAATTGTAGTTTGGTGTATTTGTCTCAATCCTATTTTGGTGTGCCTAAAATGATACGAATGAATTTAAATTACCTCATCATCAAACGCTTGAATACGTTACAAGATTTGTTCCGCATGATGCGAGAATATTCTTTAGGGGTATCTAAAGATGTATTGGTAGATTTGTATCAACATTCTATTCAAGATAACAAACAAGATTTTTTATTGGTTGATTTAGACAGCGAACCCAAAGACCGATTTAGGTTTAACTTTCTAGATGTTTATGACTTGAATGGGATTTAGAACTAGAATTGATAAAAATTCATTATATTAAACAATTATAAAATCCTAATCTTTTTTTCTTTGGTTATATTATAATGTTTGTGGGCAATTTTACAAGTGTCGCAGATGAACGAGCAAAGAAAAAAAACCAACAAGATGTCTTGAAATTGATGATTCAGAACGAGGCACTCAAAGAGCGAAAAGTAAAAGATTATCAGAACCCATATAATCCACCTGAAGTACCTCCGCAATATAAGTCACGAGCAGAGCGACGAGGAGACACCGCAAAACAAGAACAAGAAGCGATTACCAATTTACAATCTTTATTTGATTTTGATGTACGAGGGATTAACCAAGTTATGAGTGATATTCGTAAAGTAAGAAACGAGGATGGTCTTATCATTTTCAATGCTCTATTTCCACAAATCCGTAATCGTATTGTCAATCAAACCAATCCCAATTTATTGACACCTGATTTTGTCAGTGATATTATTCGTGAGTTCATTATCCGTGCAGAAGATACAAACCCATTGACTCGTGTAGAAGGTGACATAGTAAGCAATGCTTTTAATGATTTGGAAGTGGAATACCATGTAGATATAATAAGTGATTTAGTGGATAAATCCATAGAGTTAGGAATGATTGTAGTTAACTTAACAGATTTGAAAGGTTTAATGTATCAGATGGATTCTACTATCAAAGACATGAAATCCAATGCTTCTTTGACTTCAATGGATATTGATGAACTATCCAAACGCATATTAAAACTTTATAAAAAAATGGGTGTGCCTTCGTTAGGTCAACTTCGTAAACTAGAAACCTCTAAAAATGTAGAAAGAGATATTGAAAGAATCAATGATAAAGTAAATCCTGATGCTCAAGCATTTGAGAGCGTAAGAGTATCTATTATTAAAGACATACGAGAAGGTGATGTGGAACAACGATTGAAACAAGCAGAATCAGATAAATTGAGTTCTAATGCATCCATGCAAGATATTATAGCAAATAGCGTGGAAGAATACAGAATACAAGAGCGAATGCAAAATATGGGAGCAGAAGATGAATTTACCCAAAATATGGGAGCAGAAGAATCAGAAGAATCCTTATCCCAAGAAATGATGTCTTTAGATGTTGGTGACATATCAGAGATAGCAAAAATAATGACAGACGGGGTTACATATAGAACTGACGAAGGACCTACGCTAATGAATGCAGACAAAATAAGAAAAGCATTTGTGAAAGAATTAAGAAATCTATTAAGAAATAATGATGAATTTGAAGATGCATTCAATGGTAAATTTAGGTCTGCGTCAGTTATGAAAGTATCACTTACAAATTTATCCACAGGGAAAGAACCAGTTTTTGAAACCGCAAGTCAAGTATTAGAAAAATATGTGATAGCAAAAGAAGAAAGTGGATTGGACAAAACCATAAATTTCGCTGGATTTTTAAAAACCAAAATAGGTGATGATTTATTTCCGTCAGTTGATTTCCCTGAAGTTGCGAAACGTGGACTTGGCATGAAGAATAGACAGCATAAACATAATGATGAATTACATGCACAAGCACAATTGAATTCCATGCCTCGTGTAGCATTTCAAGTTAAGAAAAAGGGAAGACCTCCCGTAAAAATTGGTAAAGGAATTGATGTACAAATTCCGCAAGATACTTATAAAACCTTTGGTAAACATCTGATACATTATCCTGCATTAAGGGATGATTTTAAATTATCCATCAAATACCCGTCTCGTTCCAAAAATGTGGGCAAAGTCAAAGTGGTTTCACCTGAATATCGTGAATTACTTATGGATATGTTGGAACGAGGTGTATTGAGCGACAGAATGTATGATAAATTAGTGAACGAAGAAAAAGAACACTTCAACCAAGCAGTAAAAGCAAGTGGACTTATGGAAACCATTAAATTAAAACCAATAGACGAAGATAAAAAAGATTTAGTAGAACGGTTCAAAGTATTAAGAGGTCAGTTCATCGCTGGTAATAACGCACCTACACTCATCAAAGAATTACGCTCTGTGATTTTGCATTTCATGGAGAAGGGACAAATCCAAAAACAAGATGGTTATGATTTACTAAAAGAATTGTCTGCTGTTGAAAAATAATTTCTATCAATATAGTATAATGGGCAAAACAATAATTTTAACAACTGTTAACATAGAGGAAAATTCAAACAACACCAAATTAGTATATAACTTCCCAAGCGGTGGGTACACATTTAAGAATGATATGATTGCTTTACAATCTGTGTATCAATATTTTAGCATTTTCAATATTACAAGTGATTACAACAACAACACATTTAGTTATGTTTGGTTTGATGGAGTGGAATATACGATTACGATTCCAGATGGATATTACGAAATTACCGATTTGAATTCATACTTCCAATCTATTATGATTGCGAACACACATTACATGACCAATTCTGCGGGGCAATTCATTTACTTTTTGGAATTTGTGGTCAATACATCACGGTATGCTGTTCAAATTAATAGTTATCCTTTAGACACTACCATTCAAACTTTGAGTGCTTATTCAAAACCATCAGGAGCAACATGGGTCGTTCCTGAAACCTCAACACAATCTCAATTTAAAATCAATACCTCTGCATTTGGTGAACTTATAGGATATGACATTGGTTCTTATCCATCTACACAAGGAGGTTCAATCAGTTTTTTAAGTATTAAAGCACCACAAATTACCCCATATAGTTCCATATTGGTATCATGTAATTTAGTAAACAACAGAGCAGTTATTCCATCTAATATTTTAAGTTCATTTACTCCTTTAGGAACAAGCATTGGTAGTTTATTTACTTTTGAACCAAATTATTTACAATTTGCAGACATTGAAGATGGGCAATATACTCAATTAGTTTTAGAGTTGAGAGACCAATTAAGTCGTTCCATTGTCATAAGAGACCCAAACATGTTAATTACTTTATATACAGAAACCAAAAAAAATATCTAAATATATATATATATGCCTTGTTGTTATCATAGTAAACGCAAAGGAGGTAGGGGTGTCATGATTAAAAAGGGTAAAAGCGGTTGCGGTATTAAGCGAATGTTTCGTGACGGACTCGCAGGTTTAGGGAAAGATGCAGAACGAGTAAAAGACGACGTTGCTCCTAGAATGAAAAAAGCAACGGAAGCATTTAAGAAATTTGATGGTTTGCAAATAGATACTTCAAAAGGAAAACCTAAGAAATATATCTCGTTGAATTTCTGATTTTGTATTAATTTTTTTTCTGTGGATATAGTATAATGGATAATCTAGTATTTGAAGAGAGCATTACAACGGAAACTGACCAAAGTGAATTCACAGAGAAGAAGTGGGTGTACGTTAATGACAATAACTCGCAAAATTATTCGTCTCAAGTAGTGATAGATTCTACCCCTCTATCCAATGCTGGTGGATATGTTAACTGGAGCGAAGGTTACATTCTTATGCCTCTTGTTGTGGAAGCGACCGCTACTGCTGGTTTAGACGATGCGAATAGTCATAATATGATGGGGTTTAAGAACGGATATTGGAATATGATTAACAGCATGTCAGTAGAGTTCAACAACCAAACTATTGTTCAGCAAACACCTTTTTTGAATGTGTTCCGTTCTTTCAAAGCACATACTTCCTTTAGTGAAAGTGATGTTATTAATCACGGAAATGAAATTGGTTATGCTCTTGATACTCCTTCGTCATGGGGTTATTCTACAGCGAATAACTTGAGTGGTCGTGGTGTTTATAACAACGAATATGCTCCTGCTACGGAAGGACATGCTTTGACTACCAATTGGGACTTAGGCAGTCACAACGAGGGATTGCGAAAACGCATGGAAAACACTAATAAATTTTCAAGTGGAAAGGGAAAAGCATCTGTTGTTGCGGAAGCGACCCGTGGTCTACTATATCAGTCACGTTGTGTATCCAAGAGTGCTACTTCAGTAGTATGGGAAGTATATGCTAAACTTCGTCTAAAAGATTTAACAGATTATTTTGAAAAAGTTCCTCTGCTTAAAGGTTCTACTATGCGATTTCTCATTAATACCAATCAAGCAGAAGTTTCTGTGACCCCAACTACTACAAATCTCCCTGCTGTTCAAGCGTCTGTGTTGAGCGGTAATACTTTTCCTTTGATGGTGACTTCACAAAAAGCAACAAGTGCTACTGCTTCAGGCGGAGTTACTTCTTTAGATGCTACTGTTGCTGTTAAACTTTCTGTGGACATTGTGAAATCTCGTCAAAGTGGTCACCAAACTTCGTTGACTTCATGTCGTTTGTACGCACCACTTTACAAGTTTAATCCTTTAGCAGAACAACGCTATCTCTCTCTTGCTCCTACTAAACGAGTAGAATATGAAGATGTATTCCAATATCAATTTACTGGTGTGAACGCTGGTGATACTTTCAATTTCTTGGTGTCCAATGGCATAGCAGATATTCAGAGTGTATTAGTTGTTCCATTTTTATCTGCGACTTCAAATGATGGTATGAACCCCTTTTTACCATCTTGCTTCGTCCAATCAATTGAATGGGGGTTTAACCACAGGTCTTGGAAGTGGTTTGATAGGTAAATTTGAATTTGAGAATTTATATCGTTATTATTATGGTAACGCATCTCGTTCTCTACCAAGTGAAGAAGGTGTGTCTCGTAGTGTGCAGATAGTGGGTAAGAATGCTTCCGCTAAACAAATTTCGCTTATGGTCTTTGTTGCTTTTAAGCGTGCGATGACGGTAGATATTCAAACTGGTGCACGAATCCAATAAGTATTTGAATAAAAGTATTTTATACAAAATTATAATATTTAGGTAATTTATAAATATGTCAGTGTTTATTTATAAGTTATACAATGAAAACGATTGTTATATTGGTTCAACCAAACATTCTTTACATAAACGATTATCACAACACAAGTCACCTCATAATCGTTGTTGTAGTAAATTAATTATTGAACAAGGAGATTACAAAATGGAACAAATAGATAAAGTAGATTCAAACGAACGATTTAAAAGAGAACAAGAATATATTGATGCATTATCTACATTAAATCAATATACATGTTATAGTCAATTTCGTGATGATTATAAACGGCAATACTTTTTAGCACATAGAGACAAAACCAATTGTAATTGTGGAGGTATATACACGTACGACCACAAAGCGAGACATTTCAAGTCAAAGAAACATGTTAATTTTATTGGATTATAGCATTCATATTCTTCATAATATTAAGATGTTTTTTTGTTGCTTGGTGTTCTTTTAGATGCCGTTTCATAACGTCGCACCCACATTCACATTTTACTTTTGCGTTAATTTTTGCTTTGTTATTTTTACGATAGTTTTTCCTTTGTTCTTCTATTCTTTCTTTGTTTGTTTTTTGGTACTCTTTATTATATTCTTCCATATATAGTTTTTTTTCTTCTTCTGTTCTAAAACTCTTACGCATGTTCATACTCGCTTTTAATTCTTTCATGACTTCGTTTTCTCGTCGCTCTGCTTCTCGTCTATCTTTACAAGGAAACTTTTCTACTTCTAGCATTTTAAACATCTCCCATCCACCGTTTTCTCGTACCATTTGATATACATGAGAATTGTATTGTTTATCGTTATCATTATAACAATTGTTTTTGTGAGAGGTCTTTCTCTTATCAAAACTAGTCGTATGACCTACATATACCAAACTTTCATCGTCAACATGTTCTATCTTATATATACAGCACTTAGAATAATCCATTGGTACTTTTGGCATCTTATATATACTTATTTATACTTATTGTTTAAATGGATTTGCTATGTATCAAAACGATTTTAATTTTTTTCACAATGATATGAGATTTTTTTCTTTTTATATGTATATGGAGCAAATTCAGATACATATTACACCAGCACAACTCTCAAAAATTAAGAAGGGATTGCCCATCCAAATAAAACATGATTCAATGGGTAGCGGAGATATGGTTATCGCAGTACATCCTGAAAACGCAAAGAAAATGGCATCCGCTTTTAAGCGTGGCAAAGGTCTCCGTATTCAGATGGACGAAGATGAGGTACGTGCTTCAGGATTATTGGATGGTATTAAGAGGTTGGGTAAAAAAGTTGAAAAAAGAGTTGTAGATGCAGGCAATAAAGTTGCCAAACCAGCAAAGAAAGTAATTTCCCAAATCCCAAAACCAATTCGTGATGTGTTACAAGATGAGGCACAGGGGCTCGTCAATACCACCGGTTCAACTTTAGGAACAATGGTTGGACAAGCAACTGGAGATGATGAACTAGGTGAAATGATTTCACAAGGAATTAGCGATGTTGGAGATGAACTCCTTTCAGGTCAAAAACTTTCTTTAGGTAGTAAAATATTGCCAATTGCGAAACGGAGTGTGAATCTTGTTGTTGACAAAATTGAAAATCCACAATACAGAGCAGTAGCAAAACAAATTGTAAAAAAATCAGGAGCAGGATTATATGGCAAAGCAGGAGCGGGTCTTACAGGACGAGGTTTAAGCGGTTCAGGATTATCGGGTTCAGGATTATCGGGACGAGGTCTAAGTGGTGCAGGATTAAAGAAATCCGCTGTTGTGAGACCAGCAGTGATGCCACGAGAACCTCGCTTTCAAAAAGGTTCTCCTGAAGCAAAAGCATACATGGCATCTATTCGTAACAATAAAGAGGGTAGTGGATTTTTCAAAAAGATTGGAAAAGATATTAAGAAGGTAGGTAAGAAAGGAAAAACCGCTCTGTTTGGCAAACGAATTGGTGATGAAGCAGCGTTTGTATTGCCTATTGCTGGTGGGGTTTTAGGAGCAGTTGGTGGTTCTACCATGGGTGGAGTAGCAGGGGTGCTTTTGGTTCTTCTCTTGGA